CAGTATTCTTCCTGCTGTTGTTTTTGCTGGATTAAAAGAAAGCGCGGATTTGCTGCGTGGTGGTGCGTTTAAAGATTCTTTTGTGGACTGGACATTTCAGTGTGTTGGGGCTTTTTTTTGTATTGTGTTATCAATCAAAAACTTTGATCTTGTAAATCTTTCTGTAGGTTTTATTATTCTTTCGTTGGCTTTTGGTTTGATACCAAGAGTTAAAAAATTATTTACCACTAGCCGTTAATAGGTTTTCATGGCCAATCAGACTATCACAACGGGAACGCCTGCATCGCCGATCAATTATGATGACGCGTTGATCTCGGGTTTGCTGGATGGTGAGAGCATCACAATCAATGGTGGTGCATTAAAAATTGATGCTGACACGCAAATTAACCAGCAGGCGGCGGCTTTCGGTATCGTCACGCTATCCTCGACGCTGGGCGGGTCGGTGCTGATTGACGGCACCAAGGTTTGGGAAGTGCCCTTCGCTTCGTCTTCCGGCAACGTGCCGACACAGGCGGCGCTTGGCAGCAATGGCGTTACAGGCGGCACCAGCGGCGCGACAGGCGAGTTGACCCGTGTATGGGCCAGCGGATCGTTTGACCCCGCCACGGCGGGCGGTGCCATGCCTGCTTCGGGCTACATCAAGCTGCGGTCAAAGACCGGGAATTTTCAGGCAGGCGAGACAATCACTTTGCCGGGTGGTGCTACGATTGTTGCGACGAATGCAGGCAAACGCGGCGCTATTCAGGTGGTCGCGCGAACCGTAGGCACCACAAGCGTTTCCATGGTTGTGCCTCGCTTGGCATCCTGCGTTGTCGATGGCGACTGGTACGACCTTGGAACAACGAACGGCGCGGATAACCAGACTTTCACGCTGCCGGTGCGCGAAGAATTGGGTGGCATTCAGATCGAGACTGCGCCGGGGTCGGGTGTGTATGAGTGGTATGCCAACGCAGGCGACATTTGGAACGGCCACCACACCGTCAACGAAGCCCTGACCGCCACCAATGCGACCCTGACAAGGAATGCTATTTCTGCGTTTCCTTATCCAGCGGCGGAACGCCTGCGGGAAACGGCAGCAACGGGTGTGCATAATGCGTCCTTTGCCCTGAGTGGATACAACACTGCCTTCCCATCGGGCACCTACACCTTCTCGGCCATCCTGAAGCGTGAGACGCGGCAATGGGCCGTGGTGCAGTTCGCCGCAAATGGCAGTGCCGACCGCTTCGGTGTGCTGGTGGATTTGGACGCGGGGACGCTCAGTGCAATCCCCAATGTCGGCAGCCCGACCGGCACATCATCCTCCATCACGGCTCTAGGTAACGGCTGGTATCGGGTAAACGTCACGATCAACCTCACAGGCGCGGGGCAAACCGGCCAGTGCATTATCGCGACCTCAAACTCCGCGACCCCGACCTATGTGACCGGCCTTCCGTCTTTCACGGGCAGTGCTACGGAAGGCGTTTATATCGCCCTGTCGCGGCTGGAAATGGCGACTTTCTCCTTCATCCCGACGGATGTACGCGGAAAACATTGCGGTGTGGATCCGATAGCGGGGACGGTGCAGCTTGCGCTTCGCGGGGCGAACAATGCCGGTTTCAAGCCGCCTTCGGGCTGCAAGGTCAGGATACCCAACGTATTCCTGTCCACCACTCAGCCGGTAGATAATTTCGCGCCGATGCTGACCGCGCTCAACACGCGGTATTATTTCCAATCCGGCAACCCCGGCCCCACGGTGAAGGGCGCTGTGCTGAATTGGTTTAACACTGGCAACATGGTGATTTCCGATAGCTGCACCACACAGTTTATTGGCAGCACATCAATTACCAACTGCTGCGTCGGCGTGGGCCTGATTGCCTCCGCCACTGTGGCACTTTCCTTTGCAAACGCCTTCGCCGGGGGCGCTACGGATAGCCGGTTCACGCGCCGCAGTAACGCGGGGGTTTTCTCAGCAGGGAACACTACAAATGTCGAGTTTCGTCGCTGCCGATTTGACCTGATCGCAAGATGGCAGGGCATTTCCCAGAGGGTTCCGGCCAGTGCGATTGGTAATTTTGTTACTGTGAACTTGGGGATGTCGAACTGCGTTCTGGAGGACTGCGAAGTCATTAACGGCCAGACTTCAATCGCGGCAGGAAACTCAAACATCCTAATCAAGAATTTCAAATACGCGGATGTCATGACGGGCGGCACACCAGCAATGGCGAGTCAGGCTTTCGCCGTCACCGGCACGAACATCGAAATTGACGGCTTCGCATCGCTTGGCGGACTGCCCAATGTGCACCCGTACGACCAGATCGTGAACCTAGCTGCGGGGTACTTCACTAATTTAAAAATCTCCAATATCGGCACACCGACTGCGCCGTATGATTGCGGTTCTGTTAATCCAATGGGCTATATTTTGAACGGTGGGCCGGGTTCTCGGGCGACGTTTCGGCGTATTTACACCACGAACAATCGCATCGGGCCGGTGTCGTTCACCCAAACCATGCCTCTGATTGAAATGTTCGACGTTTGGGCGACTGGATCGCAGTTTTTCGATTTGAGCGGACAGTCAATTACAAGCCGAGGCGCACGCTGGTCGAATTTCCGGCGCGGCTTTGCAAACTGCAACGGGACGCATTGGGATGATGCTTACAACTCCACCACTACAGGGCGCATCTCGGTCATGGCGAACGAGCCGACCGCCGCTTCAGCAAGTCAACTTTCTGGGACGTTTGGAACCGGCTCTGGCTACACCGGAAACGGGAGCATCGTTCTCTCGAAACTGACGGATGAAGTGGTTTGGACTTCGCCCTATCGCTTCTATGGCCACACCGCTTTCGGTGGCGGTGGATCGTGCGGCGGGACAGATGTTCAGAACCTGATCTGGGAATACAAGATCGACACGGGCGGCGGTTTTGGCGCGTCCTGGACGTTCCTTGCGAATACGGTTCGGACGCAGGGCGGCGACCCAGCAAACGGTGCTACCACAGTAACGGTGAGTACGGCCGATCTGGCCGCCCTGACCCGCCAGCCGCAGATTGGAGATTTTATCCAGCACAGCACCTTCCGGCTGCCGCAGGACACGACCATCACCAACATCGCCGGGAACGTGATTACCGTCTCCAATGCTTTCATTTCCAACCCGCTTGGCGCAAGCGGTACAATCAGCTTCTCGCCGGTCAACGTCGCGGTCAGCCCGACCAATGGCTATCTCTTGCAAATCCGGTGCCGCGCGACCTTGGCCGCAGCGGGTACGCTTACAACCGGGTTTTCGGCGGGCATCCAGACCAATGCGACGGATCAGCAAATCCAGCACCCCCTTCCCGGGTCTCTGGTCAACATCACCAATCTTGTTCCGCAATCGCGGGTCAAGGTGACGCGGGTGGACACGGGGGCCTTGCTGCAACAAGCATCTTGCGGCGCGGGTACAACCTTAAACTTCGATTTTCAATACACAGGGTCTGTTGCCATAGAGGCAAGAAATGCCAGTGGCAGCCCTGCTTACAAGCCATGGTTTACGCAAGTTTCCATTTCACCAACGGCAACGACAAACGTTGTTGCCCTTCAAGAATCCGATCAATAAAGGACTATAATTATGGCTATTCAGGACGATTTCCAAATTAGTGCCACAGGTGACATTCGTCGCCAAGCTGGGGCCAGCACAACCGTTTATTCGGTGTTGGCTTTACACGCGTGGCTTCAGGGTTTAGCGGATGATCCATCTGCTACTGGCAATGACCTTGTGGATATTTTAGCCCCTAACCCATCACGTTTGGATGGTCCTCGGGATGCTGCTGTGGCTTCACGTCTTAACCTTTTGACCAGTGGTTCCATTATATTCAATTTGGATGATACGGCGGCGCAATTTGTCAATTTTGGCTCTATTAAGCAAGACAGTGCAAACGTTCAATACTCTGGCCTAAAAACCATCGGTGGTATTGTGGCGGCATCGCCTGTGTATGTAGTGCAAAGTGGCAACAAACTGACTAAATTTTGGTCGGATGGACACATTCAGATTTTGGTCAAAGTCAAAACAGCGGGATCATTGATTGACAGCGGAAACGTGACGGCGTTTTCAAGAAAATGGGGACAATCGTATTCTCACTTTGACGTGAACCTGTCAGCGGGTGGTGAAAGCAATGCGGCTTTGTCAACGTCCCTTGATTCCAACATTGTGCTTTCTGAGGCCAGCGCGGCGGCCTTATCCAGCAAGGTCACGGTAACGTTTGGGGATACCAACCAAGATTTAGCCAACGGAAATGGATCAAAGCTCTATAAAGGCACCATTGCTTTAACCAGTTCCTGTACCCTGCAAGAGGCGTATCAGTATTTGCAATACTTAACCAGAGAAAGCAGCGCAGCCACGCTTAACAGTATCCCAGGGTGGCGATATAGGCTTTTAAACGCAGCTTACACGGAAATTCCTGCTGCCCCTTTTGGAACCTTCGCGGGGGGTACGTTCTTTGTGGCTCAAGGGTGGTGGTTGACGGGTGTTTTGCCTGCGGAGAGTACCAAGTATCAGTTGATTGCCCATGATGGCACAACGCAGGTACCGCCAACGCTTATTGGTGTTACTGTTGGAAACTTGGTGTCAGGGGATCGTGTTTTGGTGGCGCGTGATAATGGATCAGGGGCCTTATTAAAAGATGAATACACCCCCGTTGCGGCCAGCGCAGGGGCAACGTCATTGCAGGTGGTGGAAAGCATTAAAACCGATACCCCAGCCAGCGGCGTGATTCGCATTAAAAACCTTCGTTACACCTACACTGCCTTTAATGCGGGCACCAAAACCTTTACGGGTCTTTCGCCTGCTTTAGCCAGTAACATTGTCACGGCGGATGATGTGTTTGTGCCTTATATTGACAGGGCTGCAACGGGATCATCGGAAAGCGTGACGTTTATTTATGCCTCTAACTTTAATGCCCGCGTGGATGTAAGAAATGGAAGTGGCGTATCGCCGATTGTGCCTTTCTCTACCACGTTATCTGTGACCAACGCTGGAGCAAGTGTGAACGCAAGCCGAAACAGTGACGTGTAATCCATGACCTATTATGTGTCTCCGTTTACCTTTGATTTTGCCACATCAAAAATTGATGTTGACGTGGGATCGGTAAACATTGATTGCATTCTTTTGTATGATGCTATAAAAGAAGCTCAAGCCACAGAAGAGGGTATTCTTTATGAAAGAATTGGATCAGGTTCCGGACTTAATGTGCTCGGACCCGGGGTGCAAGTCGGTATCACCGTCGAACTATTGGGGTCTTGGCAACTTCAATTCCCAGCAGGAAACTACGTCGCCCGAGTCTCAGGTGGAAACCTTGTCGGAGGACCAAGCGGAGACCCCATCGCCTACACCGCCGGAGTCCAAACCCTCTTAATTCAATCCGCCGCTTCCACAATCGTAACAGAAGGTGGCTCTGTCCCCACAGCAGCGCAAAACGCGGATGCTGTTTGGAATTACACAATGGAAAACGCCATCACATCAAGTCAAATGCTCAAAGGTGTGGCAAGAACGCAACTGGCCAAAGTCAACGTCAACGAAACAACGGGTGACGTGACAATTTATAAACTGGATGGTACAACCGTATTTGCACAAGCATCAACGTCTCCCACAGGGGATAGAAATGCCCCAACCGTAGACTGGAATTAAAGGAGTTTTTATGAAAAAGAAAAAAGGAAAAAGCGGCGGCAAAGGCTGTTAATTATGCCTTTGATCGCAATGCCGAAAGCTTATCAAATGTTCTTAGCCCCATGTAAATGTAGGGCAGCATCATAAGCCCATCAAATACCTTTTCGTTGGGGCTGGGCATAAGAATAACATAGGCGATGCTTCCTAATAGTCCTAGCCACGCCATACCAGGGCGGGTAGAGCGCACAAAAATATCATCTGCTTTGTCCCCTGCTCTAATGGTGTCTTGCGTTTCCTTTTGCTCTAGTTGGGCATCCTGTAGCCGGATGCGTTCCATTTCCAGCAGGTGAGAGCGAATAGAGGCTTCATTCTCATAAGCCATCTTTTTAAGCCGTTCTAGAGCCTGTGGATCGTTTTGCAGGACGGATAGTGCTTGGTCAGGCGTTGCATAGTGTGTTGCCCCTGAAACCAGCTTTACGCCAGCCTCTACAGCATTTCCAAGGTTTCCAGTTAAAAGTGAACCGACAAGGTTTGCGCCTTCCGTGCCGTTTCTGCTTAGCCATGCGCCTACGTCCTTCCATGTACTCATAGTTTCATACCTTTTCCGTATTCTCTTAATCCTGAAAACTCTCTCATTTTATCAATATGACGGCATTGTTCAACTCGGATATGTTCAGCGAGATCATCCGTAAATTCTATAATCTCTTCAAGACTTTCCCGTTTTTCCTGATCCACATCATCTAAATTTAGCCGCAAAGTATGAGAAATCATAGGCAAAAATTTATGAATTTCATTTAGTTTGTCATTCAATGCCACGCATAACCAGTGCGCGTTTGTTTCCCCTTTGAGGTTTTCAAACACATTTTGGTAAACGGTTAGGTTTTTCATAATAACTCTTTCCATCCTTCATTGCCTAAAAACATCAAAGATTCTGCTTTTCTGCGTCTGCGAAGGCCGTTAGAGGGAATTTTGTTTATATAAATCCAGCGTTCAAATTCTCTGGCTGCTCCGTCAATTCTTCCTTCATTTACCATGCGACGAAGGGTGGATTGTTCAAGGTTCCTGCGCCCAAGGTTAAACGTAAAGGACACAAGCGCATCAAATTGCCCTTGGTTTATGGGATAAAAAATCAAATCCCGAACAGAGTTTTCTTTTTTCTTGGCATCTTTCAAAAACAAAGCATCCGCTTGTTCTTGAGTGATTCCGTTTTGAAATTGAGGTATTTCCTCTGGCCATACTCTGTGGCCCCACCCAATAGTGTCAATACCAGCAGAATCCTTGTAAATCTTTAACACGCACCCTTCAAAAGCATGGATCAGGTCAATTCCATCTTGAGAAAGAGATAGCATCATTTATCACCTTGGGCAATTAAAGAAGGGATGGCGTTTTCAACGTTGGTCAAGCGACCTTCTAGCTTTTCAAAATCTTTTTCAGACTTCTGTTGCAAGGCTACCATTACGGCCAAGTTTTTATCAATGGCGGCTTGTGTCTGCAAAAAATACGGACCAGCCCCCGCAATGGTAGCGATAACAATACCAAGCAACGTCACAAGCAACTTGGTATTTGTGTTGCTGCTGTTATCCACAACAGGGGCCTTTAGTTTCCCCGTTGTTGCACGTGTGCAACAGTGGTGCGAACTTGATTTTGAAAGTTAGGAAAGTCATTAAGAGCAGACAGAATCAGTTGTTCGCCTTCCACTTTCGTAATTTTAGCAACAATTTCAGGGCTGCGAATAATACGAAAAGCAATAGCAGCAAGATCAAAAGAAGCCACTTTGTAAACTTCCTCAATAGCGGCTAAGTGTTGTTGGACTTCAGACATAGGGTCTTCCTTTATTTGGGGTTTTTTAGGTTTGAAGAGTGAAAAAAAGAACCTCACTTCATCTCTCCTTTGGCAGGTTTTACATCACCTTATAGACATTTTTTGCAATTTCAAAGCATTTTTGCCCCTAATAAGGAATTTCATCATCTAAAACGTGTTCTTGTGGCGACTTTTCCGCATTTTGCAAAGCCTCAATAAGTTTGGATGCCGTAAATGATGTCATAGAATTCCACTGATCGTTTGTCATAATTTTAAAATCTGCTTTGATCTTGGCCGCTATATCTGGATTCAGCTTTTTCCCAAGAACAGTTATCATGCCTTTTTGCTTATCACTTGCCAGTTTTGGTCCTGTTCCTTGGTCAGCCACTGGCGTAGAAGGCGCGTAGGTTTTTGCAGGGGCAGTTTTCGTTCTTGTGTCTGTTTCGTGCTTGTTGGTAACATCAGGGTCAGCGGAACTATCGTCAAGGGCAAACAAGCCTTGCAAAGCATACTTACGGGCATAAGACGAAGAGGCACCTGTGATTTGCGAAAAATCCATTCCTTTTTTATCCAAAGGATGCCCAGCAAAACCAAAAGATTCAGCAATAACGTCACTCCCTGATTTTAAGGTTGCTTTTGCCTTCACAAAAACATGCCCCCCAATCTCGATAACATCGTCACTAAGCACAATGCTTACGCCCTCATGCATCACAGACTTAGCCACCGCAAGAATGCCCTCAGCGGTCCTATAATTGTAGTTTCCAAAGGTGTTTTTTTTGTCCTTTGGCGCATGAATGTTTTTCTGTAATTCGTACAAGATATTCATAAAGGTTCCTTTGTGTTGATGTTTGTATACAATACACAACAAAGCAAACCAAGTCAACGTTTATTTTATCTGGTTATTGACAAACAGAATCCAGTCTTCGGTTATCATGACTTGTGTAAGGCGGTAGACTTTCCAGCCCATAAACTGCGCTTGATTGTATTTCTCACAGTCTTTTGAGTATCCCACAAGCGTTTGGTGGCGGCCCATTTTGTGCGTATTGATGCCTTCAATCTCGATAGCAATTTTGCTTTTGGGGTGCGCGTAGTCAAACCGCCATTTTCTTACAGGGTGAAACTTGTATTCCTTTTCCAGCTTGTGCTTTGAAAGCATTTCCCAGAGATAAAGGAATTTACACTCAAGACCAGAGGATTCCTCAATGCTTTTAACTTTAGGTGCTTTAGCCGCTTTAGGTGGCTTCTTGCCTTTAAAAAAGGCTTTTGGCAGGCGTATCATTCCACAGGTACCGTTTCAGAATCCACAACCATAGACACCATTTTATCTTTGAGGCGACCATAGTCAAAACACACCTTTTGATCGTCCAACACGATCAAAGACAGCAAAGCCAGAACCGTGACAATCAAAACAAAACAGGCGGCTTTAAGAATCATTGTTTTTTTCTGCCTTTTCTTCGTGGTACTGCCAACCCAAAAGGAAAAATTGAAGAGCAATAACTAACGGAAACATTAAGCCAAAATAATCTTTGTTTAATAATAAATGTCCCGTAAAAGAAAGCCACGCAAAAAAACACACAAGCAGCACACCAAAAGACAATCTTATTTTAAATATATTACTCATCACATGCCCCATCTATTTCGCTTGCTAACATTCTCAGGTAATTTGAGATTGTCTTTGGGTTTTCCTTGTTTTCAATTCTTTGCGATACCGCTTCCCAAATCAAATCCACAAGGGTGCATTCAAAATGGGCATCAGATTCGTCTGGGAAGGGATGGAACGTGATGACAAAACTGGCTGTGGGAAAGACATTAAAATCAATATCCACTTCAG